ATTGTAAATATAGAAGAATACTTACAGGTTCTCCTGTAACTAAATCACCATTAGATTTATATAGTCAATGCCAGTTTCTTGATCCCTGGCTACTAGATCATCAATCTTATTATACATTCCGTGCTAGATATTCTATATGTAAAAAAATACAAGTTAATGGTCGTCAAGTAGAAATAGTAGTAGGATACAGAAATCTTGGTGAGCTATCTGATAAGATAAAACCTTTTTCTAAAAGAATATTAAAAGATGATTGTTTAGATTTACCTGAAAAAAGTTATGTCAAGCATTATGTTGAGCTTACAAAAGAACAAAAGAAAGTATATGAACAAATGAAAAAAGAAGCAATAGCTTTTTTAGATGGTAAGATGCAATCTTCAGCTACAGTTATGACACAACTAATGCGATTACATCAAATTACTTGTGGACATTTTACTGCAGATGATGGCACTATAAAAGATTTACCTTGTAGTAGGCTCGCTGAATTAATGAGTATATTAGAAAATGTAGAAGGTAAAACTATTATTTGGTCTCATTACACGCACGATGTAAGAAGAATAATTAAAGAAATAAAAAGAGTATATGGTGATGATGCTGTTGTAGATTATTATGGTGCAACAGATACAGACGCAAGATCAGCTAATATTAAAAAATTTCAAACAGATGATAAATGTAGATTTTTTGTAGGCACTACACATACAGGTGGTTATGGTATTACATTAACTGCTGGTAGTAATATGATTTATTTCTCAAACGGTTATGATCTTGAAAAACGTCAACAATCAGAAGCACGTATTGATCGTATAGGCCAAACACAAAAAATGACATATATTGATATAATGACTCAAGATACTATTGATGAAAGAATTGTAAAAGCTTTGCGTAACAAAGTTAATATTGCAAATAAAATAATGGATGAAGATTTTAGAGAATGGATATAGCGATTATAGTCCCCACTATAATCAATCCCGGCAGCTGAGTGCCTAACCTCCCAAAATAACTACAGTTTTTCGAATAGTATTACTATAATAGTAAACATACCTGCTACTAAAGCAGTCATTGCATAACGCATATGATTTTTAATTTCTTTAATATCGTTCTCTATTCCTGAAATTTTTTGGTGAGTTTGTTTTTGCATAATACGACAAAGTTTTTCGTGTGATTCTATCTTCTCTAGTGCTAAATCTTTTCTAGGCATTATGCCAGTCCTCTTGATCTTAGTTTAATTTGTTTCTCTTCTTCAGATAATAGAGCATTCTCAACCGGCGTCAATCCCTGATTCATGACGCCTGCTGCTGGAATAGCCGCAGTCTGAACCACTTGTTGATTAGGCATTGGTGTATCTGGTAATGCTGATTGACCTTCTGGATCAGAGTCAGGTAAAAAATCTTCAAGCTCTAAGTCAAATTCATCAAATAAAGTTAGACTTTGCATAGCAGCATTCATCGCTCTCAATGTAGGTTCTGCTTCAAAGAATACGTTTGCAATACCTGCTCTTTGTGCAAGGTCTTGAAATCTTTCTTGTAGTCCTTCTGATGGAAAGAAAGGATCAAATACTCCAGCAGTAAGCTCGTTGTATTCAGATTTTAGATTTCTTTTATCAAATATTTCATAAGTTTTAGAAGGTGATATTCCAATAGTTCTAGCATTATCAATTGTATTTAACATTTTTTTACGTGCATTAAAGATTTGTTTATTAGCAATATAATATCTTTCAATAACATCTTGTGCAGTTTTCATTTCAGTAGGATCAATCTCACCTGTAAATAATTTTCTAGAATCTGATATTGCTTTTTGATATTCAAATAATTTAAATCCTAAAGATTTTTCTGGATCAACTTTGATAGGTCTAAACCCAAATATACCAGCAAGCTCCTTTGGCACTTCATATATTTCACCACCTTTTCCAGGTGCTCCTGTAAATCCTTTTATAGTTCTTTGGAAAGGTTGTGTTGTAGGCATCAAAGTTTTAGATAAGTGTTGCATGATAGTTGCAATTTTTTCTGGTTCAGGTGTTTGATCGTTATATAGTTGTCTACCTTCTCTTGTTCTTCCTTCTCTAAACCATATGTCCATAAATGCTTCTGTGTAAATAGATTCAGATATAAATGGTGATGCAGTCTGACCAGCAGCTTCTGCAATACCCTGAACAAAACCTTTCAGTAAAACTTCTTCGTCTTCTACACCTTCTTGAATACTTCTAAGTACAGTCTGAAAAGGTCTAGTTAAAGTGTCATATACATTATTCTGAGACCAGTTAATGTAATAAAGATCATCTGTTTCAGGATCTCTTATATAAATTTTTTGTGAATCTTTTGCCCACGGTGCAACAAAGTCATTAGCAGCATCTGCTTCTTCGTTAGATACACCAAACATTGCTTGTGATCCTTTAATTAATCCATAAGGTATTGCACCCATTGCAAGTGTAGTTCCAATTAATCTTTTCATAGCTAAACCTTTCATTGGATTTTTACTTGTAATAGGATTTATTTTACCAGTTAACGGATCCTTCATATCTTTTATTATTTGTCTGAATATACCTGTACCTGTTCTAAATACTTCTGAGGGCCAAGACATGAAGTTACCAAAAGGTGACATACGTGCTGCTCTTACAAACTCACCAACCTTTGCATAGTTTGGAATTGTATCTTGCACTATTGCAGCTACTTCTTTTTTAAGTGCATCATCAGATATTTTAACACCTGATTTTTTATATGCATTACCTCTTTGTAATAACTGAGTTTCATATCCTATAATTTTCCAAATATCATCTTCAGCTACATACATATCTTGCATAAACTTTGCACCTTTTTTAATTCCTCTAGATGTTTTCTTACCTAAAGTATTAATCATAGGTTTTAAAATACTATCTGTTGCAATATTACCTTCACCAAATCTAACATCTTTCATTAGATTTCTAAGATCACCAAGCCTTACGTTTGTATTTGTAATACCTAACTCTAAATACTCTCTATATCTTTCTTGTGATATAGGTTTTCTAGGTCCTCCTACTTGTACACTACCAAAGGCTCTATTCATTGCTTTTCCAAATCCTGGTCCAACAGTTCCATTTGCAAGTGCAAATGCACTAGAACTTAAAAAGTTTCTTATGTGTGTAGGTATAGATAAAATTGTTTTTGCATACTGTGCACCTGCTTTAGGTGTTAGTAGTAAGTTACGCCAAGCCCAAGAAAAAGTTTTACCTAATGCACCTTGACCTTCAGCTTCACCTCTCATCCAGTTTTGAATATTACTTACGTTAGTAAAACCTTCTGCTATCTCTCTTGTAGTGAATGTGTTTGCTAATCTATTAATTAGTACACCATCTTTAAAATATTCTTTTACATAATCGTCCATCGGTACAATATCTGCTTCAGGTCCAAAAGCTCTTTTTGCAATTAGTGGACTACCATGAAAAAATCCTCTTTGACCTAATGGTGTATCTGATTTAGCTGCTGCTTTCATTGCATCATCTACATCTAATATTTCATCAAACAATTGATTCTTTCTAGCAATAGTAGATAGTCTATTCATACCTTCAAAAATTGAGTGTCTTACATCTTCAATCTCACCAAATAATTCTCTGAATACTTTAGATCCTTTTCCTATAACTTGTAATTCTTTCTTACCACCTGGTAAATCTTTTGTTAGTGTTTGTGCAAATGTTTTTAAACCTGTAGCATCATCTGCAGCTTTAGATAAATTTTGATATGCAAATGTAGGTAATGTATCTTTTCTTGGATCCATTTTTCTAACTTGTTTTATAATATCATTGACCATACCTTCTGCTTCTAATTCAGTAATAGGGTTTTTATTTTTAGCTGCATATCTCATAAATAAAGCTTTAGCATTATCTATAGAATCTTGAGTTGGTTTATATTTAGAAAAGAAACCTGCTTCTGCATCTTCAAATATTTCAAATGTATTACCAATATAGTTTTTAACTCTGTTACCCATTATCTTTCTTAAATCTCTAGTAACACCTGTTGGTAAATCTACCTTAGCACCTGGACCTGCTGCAGTTATTTCTAGTAAGTCATTAAACTCTTTTCTAGTTTTAGTTAAAACTTCTACAATATTATCAGCCACAGGGTTTCCTTTTTCTGCACCCATTCTTTTGGTAATTATTTTTCTAAGTTGATTTTTTAAATTAGAATCTATTGGAGCTGTTAAATCTCCTTCAAATAAAGTATTATCTAATACTTTTAAAAATTCTTTTCTTTCTGCAACACTAGATGCATTAAAAAATTTTCTAAATTCTGGAAATACTTTATCAACTTCTGTATCTATACGAGCTACCATTTCTTCAGAAAAGTTTGTATCTCTCATTTGTCTTGCTTTTTGAGTTTGTTTAGATGCAGCAATTTCTCCAGGTTTAGTACCTCTAAATCTAAATACACTTGCTAATTTATCTAGTCCTCTTTCTATCTTTGAACTGCTGTAAGCTAATTCTTTTCCTCTTTTAGCTAATGTTTTTGCACCTGCTCCTACACCATAAACAAATGGTGTAAGTAATATTGATTCAGATCCAAACTTTAATCTGTTTGCTAATTTTCTTGTTGCATCTTCTGCTGGATCTTCTGAAATATCTTTATCTAGTTCTGTAGGACCACCTTCAAACAAATCTCCAAACGTTCCTATTTTTTCTACATCAGCTACTAAGGTTTCTCCTGCTGCACCACCCGCAACTATTGCTGCAAATCTTTGTTTACCAGATAAATCATTTAATTGTTTTACTTTAGCTGTCCCTTTTTTAAGATTCTTACCTTTAAAATTTACATACTTACCGGCTCTTTTTGCTTTTAAGGCTCTGGCTGCCATGGTTGCTGCTTTTGCACCAGCACCACCAGGTACACCTATTTGAATTAATGCTTCTGTTAATCTTCCAACTGCTCTTTGTTCTGCAATTTCTTCAAAAGGATTTAAGTCATCAAAAAATTGTTCAACTGCTGCTGCTGTATTTGTATCTCCACCTAAGTCAATTAACTCTGCACCTAGTGATACAACACCTTCACCAACTTTAATTGCTCCGGATGCTAGACCTGCTGCAAAAGCAGTAGCCCCACTTACTTCGTTATTATCTTCAGCTTCAGGTAATTCAATATCAGTTTCATCAATACCTGCTTTAACTAAGTCTTGTTTGTTTTGTTCTTGTGATTGTTTTTGTTTTTCTTTACCAGGTATAGATTTCTCTAAGACCAGTTTCCCTGTAATTGGATCTATGACTAGAGTAGCCATGTTTACTCCGTACCATCAACGTCTAATGGTTCTAAAGTTATTGGATTTAATTCTGTAAAACTACCGTCTGAGTTTCTTCTGTAAGCTTTTCCTTCACCAGGATCATATGTTAAACCTCCTATTGGAACTGCTCCAAAATCAGGTTCATACTTTTTACTTTTTTTACTATATTCATAACCTAGTTCGTAATAAGGTTGATTCTTATGTTTTAATCTAAAGTCAGCTAAGTTAGCTGCACCTTGTTTAATTTGTGGAATATTTGAAGTAGAATATAAATCTGTTAATACTTCAAACTGTGCTTCATCTGTTTGTGCTGCAAAGAAATCTTTATTAGATGCTTTTATTCTAGCTAGTTTTTCAGCTCTTTCTCCTTCAATATCTAATGCTTCACCCTCTAGTGCTAATTTTTTTCTTAGTTGTCCTCTTGCAGATAAGTCTTTAAATAACTGAGCTGTGGGTCCTTTTGCAGCTGTAGCTATATCACCTAATGTACTACCTGTAGATGGTTGAGACATTAAATTTAATCCACCTTGAATTAAAAATTGATTTAATGGACTGATACCTTGATCAGGAAATTCTGATGCAACTCTTTCAAGTCTTTCCCTTGCTGATCCTGTAGAATAATTTTCTCTGTCTTTTATGTTAGACATAATTCCGTTCATGTTAGTAGAACCACCTCTAAACATTGGTCTTCTAAATACTCTACTCATTATTTTAATGCTCCGTAGATACCTGCTAATGTAGAACCTGCTCCTAATAAAGATGATAATCCACTTGGATTAGGAGTAACTTCTTGAATTGATTTACCAGGATAACCAGCTATTAAACTCGTTACACCTTGACCATATTGTTGTGCAGCTGTTAATGGTTGATTTAAATTTTGTATATTTAATTGTTGTTGAGCAGCTAGTTCAGCTTGTCTTTGTTGTTGTAATGTACTACCCATCGTACTTAGTGCACCAATGTCTGCTCCTTGTAATGCAGGTACTTGTCCTGCTAAATTCATTTGTTGACCAAATTGTTGTGCAGCTAATTGATTAGCTTGCCCAAAACCTTGTGATAATAATTGTGCTTGTAGTGCAGCTCTGTTTCTATTTGATGCTGCGCCAAATTCTGCTTCAGCTACGCCTTGTCTTGCACCACCAAAAGCTCCTGCTTGAATTGCATTTTGTGCTATTCCCGGTATTCCTTTTTGTGCTTGAATATCAAACTCTTGTAAAGTTGCATCAATAACATCTTGTTGATACGGAGACATAAAAGCTTGGTAAGCTTGTGGTCCTGTTGCTGCTTCTGCTGCTTGTATGTATGGTTGATAAGAACCAATACCAGCTTGTAATTTTTTTATTGCTTCTTGTTGTAACGGATCTTGTCCAGCTACAAATTGTGGACCATATACTTTTGAAAGATCAGCAGCTTTATAATCACCTACTGCTGTTGATAGATCACCTAAATAAGTTTTACCTGCTGCTTCTATAAACTCTGGTGGTAATACTCTTGTTTCTGAAACTGCCATTATACTCTCCCGCCTTTTTCTAATTTTTTCATCATGTCATACATACGTTGTGCACCTTTGTTGACATTACCGTCACCCATTCCTCTTACAGCGTCAGCTGTAAATACAAATTCGTTGTTTGATAACATTGCAGGAATGTCATCTGCCTTTTCTTTTACACCAACTGGAGGAATAAATCCACCTGTTTCTCGTAAATCTAGCTCAGTAATTCCAGCAGGATTTTGATTTAATGGTAAGTCCATGATGCCTGAGGCCTGAACCGCGTTTTCTTCTGGATTACCCATTGCAAAACCCATTCTACCACCATTAGCCATCTTTTCTTCATATCTTTCAAAGTCTCTAGTAACACCTTCACTAGCTTCACCAAAGAATGGCATTAACATTTTGTTATATTTTTCTTTTGTAATTTGTCCTTTTTCTAAAGCTTCATCTAAATACATTTTAAACATATACATTGTAGTTGAAGGAGAAACACCACCTTTAGTTTCTTTTACAAACTCTAAATTTTCTTTTAATGATTTTTCTGCAGGCATTGGATTAGAAGTAGTTGTGTCTATTTGTAATCCTCTTGGAAGATCTTCCATATTATTACCTGTGTATGTAGGATCACCTGTTCCTTCATTGTATCCTATTCTACCACCATCAGCTTTATACTCAGCCATGTTAGCTTCTACAAATTCATTGACTTCTTGATCAGTAGCATTTTTATTTAGATTTCTATAATACTGTGAAAGATAACTTCTTAAAGCTGCAGGGTTTCTTTTTATTTCTTCTGCTTGTTCACCTGAAATACCTTCTGATGCAAATATACCAGCAAGTGCGCCTGCACCTAGTATACCTGCTTTACCTGCTAATTTATCTCCTAAAAAATTTTTAGCTCCGGATAACATAGATCCAAAAGGACTTTGCATAATATCTCCACCAATGCTTAAAGCTTTTAAAGGATTTAAACTACCTTTACCAAAAAAACCAGCTAGTCCTCCAGGCATCAATGCATTAGCACCAAAACCTAATATAGCTGCTTTACCTATAGGTGATTTAACTATTTTTTTAACAGTCTTACCAATAGACTTTACTAGACTTCCTAGTCCGTACATTTGTCTTGGCATTTGTGATCTTGAAATTGGCATAATTTTATTAATTATATATAATAATCCCTTGTTTTACAACTAGTCTGATCCTGCACCTAAAGGTGGCATTGCTGCTACTTTTATTTTTAAAGATCTTGTTATTTCTTCTCTGACTGTAGGAGTAGATGTATTTGCAATATCATCTTCAGCCTCTTTATCAGAGTTATATTCTTGATTAGTTCTAGTATTACGTAATACTACTTCAGTTTCACATTTTACAACAGGCACTTTTTTGCCATTTATCATTGTGTATGCTACTTCGCCTTCTTCTATAAACGCCATATTTTCTCCTTAGTCTCGGTTAATTTCAAGTATTGATGCAACTATATGTAATTCATTTGCATCTGCTGCTTGTGCTTTTAATACTTCATTTTCTTGTAAAATTAAAGGATGAGTCAATAACTCTGTTGTTGCTTTTGAAGCTATTGATTTGTCTTTAAACAAATTAAACACTGCTGATGCAGCATTTGTTATAGTAAAACTTATTGTAGACCCTGATCCAGCATCTTCAGATACTATAATACTTTTAATTATAGCTCTAGAATCAGATGGTGTTGTATATACGACAGTGTTATCTGTAGTAGTTAAATCTACTAATGAATTTTTATATATATTAGCCACTTACAAACCAAGAAAATCTTTCTTGCTCCTGTTTCTGTTCGTTTAAAAATGTAGAATTTAATTGTTCTACAACTAAAGCTATTGCTCTATTAATTTGTTTTTGGTTAGAGACATCATACTCTTCTTTAGGTTCAGGTATTCTTACTACTACTTTAGCCATGCTTACCTACAAAATAACAAAGTGGTTCTAGTATTTTTCTATACACTCTACCTAGTAAATGTACCTTGCCTCTTGATTCCTGACGTATGTCTATAGTTCTGTGAACTGCAATGTGTTCTAATATTTTTTTAACTATTTTATTTGTTTTAGCAATTTTAACTAAAGGTAAAAATAATTTGTGATAACCTTTTTGATATTCAGGTGCTAAACCTTTTGAATGTTTTAACCAAATTTTATTTCTAAAAGATCCAAAGCCATATGATTCATTCATCATGGTGCAAACTATTTTATCTCTACTATTACTACTACTGTCATTACCACCACCAGTATTTCCTCTTGTAATAGCATCTGTGTATGCATCTTTAGCCGTAGCAGTACCTTGACCTGCCGGACCACCTAAATTACTACCTTTACCACTAGCATAACCGCTTCCAGCATTATAACCACTACCTGTAATACCAGGTCCATCATAAGTTCCAGCATCATCAAAATCAAAAGAACTTACATCCATATCTTTATCTATTCCTATAAAACCAGAGTTTCCTGGAGTTACACCTGGATTAAAACCTGCGTTATTATCATTATTACTACTAGGTATTTCAACGTCATCTATAATTCTATTTATGCCTTTATCTGCTAATATACTACCTGATGTTATTGGAGCGGTTAGAGCGGTTGGAGGTCCTTTTATTCCTGTTACGTTGCTGTAATCTGGATAATTAGACATTATTCCTTCATAATCATTTAAATTTTTTCCTTCAATAATATTATTACTTACTATACTATTATCTGTTATAAATGATGGAATTTCAGAATCTTCCTCGTCTTCACCCATTATATCTTTAATGTCATATGTAGGATAACCATCTATACCATAATTACTAGAATCACCTTCTGTAGAAAATTCTTTATCTGCATCTAAAACATTTTGTACTTGATCTTGATAATCTTTACGAGCAGCTTCTTCTCCTTTATAGAATTTTCTTTTACTTTGAATCATTGAAGTCATTTCATTAGCTTTTTTTGCACCCTTTCCAACAAAAGTTCCTAATTTATCATCCCAAGTAGCATTATATTTATCACCTAATCTATTTAAATTATCTAAAGCTTTTTCAGCTTCTACTCCAACTCTTTCAGCATAATTACCAAAAGCAGATCTAGTGTTTAATCCAAAAGGATCTTTTGATAACCCTGAATTATTTTCACCAAATACTGTTGGACCCGTATAACCCATTCTAGATGCAATAAATGCTTGATCAGCTCTAGGTAATTCTCCATACTTATCAGGTAACAAAGATGTTATTCCAAATTTAGATGGAGTTCTATAACCTAAATTAACAATGTCTTCAGCTGTTTGTGGTCTTCGCATTCCTAAATTATCTATTAAAAATTTATTTATTCCTGTAGGATCTTGAGATAAACGTTTTTGTCTATCAGATGTAATTTGACTAAAATTTGTTGAAAGATCAGAAGGATTATTAGAACCACCTCCGCCGCCACCGCCTCCACTTTGTACAGGTAATAATTTTTTTATAGGTTCTGGTACTATAGGTCCTGGAACTGGAGTTGGAATTCCAATACGAGGAGTTCTATCATACTTAAAAGTTTCAGGTAGTGCTCTGTTTAAATATTGTTGTGCTAGATCAAATAAAGTTGCCATTATCTACGTCCGTCTGGTTGTATATCTATTTTTAATGTACCAAAACGCCAAGACTCACTAACATCAGTATTTTCTATCTTGATATTAACAAACCGGCCTCTGGCTCTTGTATCCTTTTTATCAGTACTTGCAGTAATTGTAAAGGGACTTAGAGAAGTAGTTGTATCTGATTGTTGAGGATATCGTTTAACAGCAAGGGTTACTTTTGCATTACCTTGTAAGTCTTTAAAATCAGGTATAAATCTTCTCATAGCTAAGAATACATCACCTGCAGTACCTTCACTTTGTATATCAAAATCATACGATTTTACAAATGATGTGACAGTTGTTGTACTACCATTTGGATTTACTTGATCAGTCCCTACTTCATGTTCAAATAAAATAGTTTGACCTAAACCCGATTGTCCAACAATTACAGGAAAAGTACCTGTAGCTGAATGATTAAATTTAGTAGCTGAAGGTTTAGGATATACACTAGCATCAATCCAAGATGTTCTAGCTTCAGTTCCTATATACCAAACACCACCTTCTACTTTTTCTCCATAGTTTAAAACTACATATTGATCATTATAATCAGAACTAGTTGATGGATAATACCAAACAACTTCTGTAAACTGATTATTTAATCCAGCATAAATTTGTTGACCTTTAGTAGTATCTGCTTGATCATAAACATAATCTTCAACAGAACATGGTAAAGATTTAACTGTACCATCAAACATAAAGAAACCATTATTAGACATCCAAAAAGCAACACCGTCAATTTCAACAGCTGCATTTTTACCAATCAATCCACAGTTAGTACCAACTTGTTCAAAACCAAATGTAAAAGGTGCACCAATAAATTTCATTGTGTATAAAGCATTATCTGTCCAAACAAGAATTACTTCTTTTGCTTTTAATGAACCTATAATTTTTGTACCATCTTGTAGTCTTTGTGAACCTGCTGAGTTAATAGCTGTTGGTGTATAATCGTTTATATCTTCTTGATCAGAGAATCTAATAAACATATCATCTTGCGTAGATGTATCTCCAATAGTTGTTTCAGTACCTAAATGAATCAAGTGACGTGTTGTAGGTGAAACTAAAGATACTCTAGTTGCTGTTGGATTAGCTGATGTAGAAAATCCTGAAGTTGATGTAGATGCTCTTACTGTTAATCTTGAAGCGTCCCCCGCATTCCATGTAAAAGTTTTTCCATTTGCAATTGTTGCAATTAATACTTGACCAAAATTACTTAAACTCCAGAGGCCTGGTTCCAGACTAACATCTGATGCTGAAGCTGCTTCTCCCCATGCTCCACTACCCCATGTATCAATACCCCAACCATAACCATATGATTGTTCTGCAGGTCCAACTTGTTCATAAGGTTTGACTTGTAAACTACCACCTGTTGAAACTGTTGCTGTTGCATTAGAGCTTTGTGTAATTGTAAATACACTTGTACTTGTAATAGAAGTTACTTGAAATAATTTATCTTCAAAATCAGAGTTTTGATAACCTGTACCACCTGGTAAAGTTACGTTATCTAATAATACAATATCACCAGCAGATAAACCATGATTTGATTTTGTTATAGAACAAACAGCAGAGTTATTAGTTGTTGCAATAGTGCAAGAAGCTAATGTAGCTTTTAAAGGTGTGATGTCATAAAGTTGACCTTCAAAATATATAAGTAAAAATTTATCTGTACCTATTGCAATATATCTATTTCCATCTAAATCTACAAAAGCAAACTGACGTCTTGCAACACCTACAATTGTATCTGTAACTAATGATGACCAACCACCAACTTTCTCAGGTAGTCCATATCTAAATCTTGTATTATCACAATCAATCCATCTGTTTTCAGCACCAGATGCAGTGTCTTGTTTATCTATTCCAGGTAAGACTTTAAAATCAATTAGAGCCATGGTCCATGCTCCTATATATTATCTTTGTATATCCAGCCTCTAGTTGCATTGACATACACTAAAGTAAATGCAGCACCATTAGCATTAACCACTAAGTTAGAAGCTGCTCCTAATATGTTTGAACTGTTTCTACCAATTGTTAAATTGTTAGATGCAAAAGCATTACCACTGTCTATAAAATGTACTTCATTACCTATTGCAGGAGATGCCGGTAAGTTAATTGTAACTGCAGTACCAATACCACTTCCTGATGTGTTTATTAATAATTGATCACCATTAACTGCTGTATAAGTAGAAGGTGGTGTGTAGTATCCTTTTGTTTGTAATTTTCCTGTAATGTTTGTGCCATCAGAATATAAAACTGTTGTTGATCCTACCGGTAAAGTAACACCTGTTCCTGAAACTGTTTTAACTGTTAATGTAAAATTAGAAGAAGATCTAGCTGTTGCATCTTCTATAATAAAAACTCTTTCGGCACCATCAGGCATAGTAACTGTTCTAGCTGCTGTTAAAGTTCCTGTTAATTTGTAGTATAAATTTTTACCATTTGCTGTTGCATGATTAGCTAAAGATAAAGCAACGTCTGCTCCACCTACTGCAAGTGATAGATAACCACTAGCTGCTTGTTCTAAAATTTGTAAGTTTGTATTAGTAATAGTTCCCCATGTACCAGATTTTTCACCTGTTGTTATGAGTTCTAGTTTTAAGTCTGTTGATGTACTTGATGCCATAATTCTCCTATGCGTCGGGGTCTATCGGGACCCAAACTTGATTTACTCCTGGTGGTATTGGGTTCCATGATATCACACTTACAGGGTTATTTGCAAGGTTAATTTGTTGTCCTGTAACGTTTACAGTAGTAATTAAATCTACTGTTGTATTACCTATTGCTATATTTAATCTATTACCGTTAGCTAATACAGTGATATTCTGTATACCGACTCCGGCAAAAGTAGTTGATGCAAAAGGTGTTGCTCCAAAAAACATTACGGTGTTTGAATCCTTGTCCAAGTTTGTGAGACGCCTGGTACTACACCGTCCCATTGTTTAATATTAATAGAAGTAGGTACCGCTACTTCTAACTCACTACCTGTAGGTAATACAGTTGCTTTAGCTTTAATAGTTACTGTTCCTGTAGATAAGTTTTGTCTATTAGTTGTAACAATAGCTGTTGCATTAGCTTTGGTTGTAGCATTTCCAATAGCAATTTCAATGCCACTTCCTGTAGGTGTAATTGTTGCTCCTGCAACAATTGTAACATCACCTGTTTCTGCATTGATTCTTGATCCCTGAGGCAAGACTCCTGCTGCTGCAGTTGTTGTAACTGTTCCGGTATCTGCATTGATTCTTGATCCTGTTACATTGTATTTAAATGCAAGTGTAACTGTGCCAGTAGCCTCATTGATTCTTGATCCTGTTGGAATGATTGTTGCTTTACCAACAGTTGCAACTGATCCTGTATTTAAATTTAATCTGTTACCGGATACACCTACTACATCAATAGCTTTAGCTATTCCTGTATCAATTTCATAACCATTACCAGTAACACCAAAGTTAGCTGCTGCTGAAACAGTGACAGAACCTGTAGAGAAATTTAATCTTTGACCTGTTGGAGATACAGTTTGATTGACGTTAATTTCAACATTACCAATTGTAGTATTTAATCTACTACCTGTAGGTAATACTAAAGCGTCTGCAATGAGTGTTGGATTGCCTGTAGACTCATTGATTCGTGAGCCAAGGACATTGACGAATGCATTGGGGTTAAAGCCTACATCTGAAAATGCAGCTGAGGCGAAAGGTGTTGCGCCAAAGTACATGGCGGGCTACCTTGCCGTCGCCGGAATATTATTACTGCCAACAAGGGGTGCTTCTGCAAATGCCATGTAAATCATATTTCCACCACTTGTATTTACTCTTCCACTATTTCTTCTAATTTTAAAACCATTTGAAAGTAAATCTAAATCATCATCTGTTGATTCAACAGCAGTATCATTTGCAAAAAGAGGATTATTATCTACATTAAAACCAGTTCTTTTGTTATCATATATAGTCCATGTATCTGTATCATCTGTTCTTTTAATCATAATCCAAGAAGGTTTAAATCCTGTATAAACAAATGCTCCATTTGCATTTCCATTACCAGTATATTTTCCAAACTTGCTGTAACCTTGTTTCTCTGCGAAGCAGTAGGCTATGTAATCATCTCCACTTTTATTTACTGTATTATTACTACCTACTAAAAATGTGCTTGAAGTTGGAACATTGTCAAAATTACCACTATCAGTAGCTACTGCATTAGTAGCATCAAGATATAAATATTTTGCATGACTACCTAAACTTGCATGATAAACTCCCCAATTATAAGCACCATCCATACTTTTTACTATCATCACTTTAGGAACTACACCTAAACCATGACCAATAGTAGCACCTGCATTAGCATTACCTGTATATTTAACAATACTAAATCCTGCTGCTGTGTTTGCTGATACAGTTGATGTTATATTTCCATCTGTATTAGATGAACCTGCACCATTTGCTTTCCAGTTCCAAGTGACAGGTGTTCCTGTACCACAGTCTAATTGACTGCTAGTACCATAAGTATAACCATTTGTAGCAAAAGATAAAAAATCTGAAGATGTTCCATTTCCAGTAAGTCCAGTAGAACTATTGTTACATATAAGATATTTAGTTACACCTCTAATAGCATCTAATAAACCATGGTCGCCTGTTATAGTTCTATTTTTAAACCATATAAAATCTGGTTGAAAATTTAAGTCTGAAACTGAACCTGCACCAGACGCAGAGTAAGTTCTTATATCAAAGTAATCTATAGATTTATTAATTGTTGTGTATGCCATTATAAATTTAATCCTTTGGTTGATATAGCTGTGTAACCAGATGGTACATCATACTCAAAAATTCCATTATTACTAGCATTAGTTCCTGCGCTAGATACTGCTGTTGTTCCTATGTACCCATTACCAAAATTAAATTGACCTGTAGTACCATTATAATTAGAATATGCAGGTAGCATAGCAATACCACTTGTAAATGTGGCACTTATATTAATTCCACCGGTTCCTGTTGCACCAGATGTTGGATCTCCACTTTTAAACCAAGTTCCATTTTTTCCTATGTACATAAATTTATTATCCATATCGACAGCAAAATTAATATAATCATTTGCTGAAAATGATGTGTTTCCCATTCCTGAAGCATTCCAACCAGAAATATCTGCATTATTAAATCTTGCTCTTATTGTTCCATTATCTACATAAGCAGAATAACCCATTCCACCATAATCAATAGTATAAATACCACTCTGACTAAAATTACCATTATCAGGAACAATGCCTGGCATATGATATGTTCCACCTACTAACTGATATTCCCAATACCATTTTCCAGAATATGCACCAATAGTACCAACACATCCTTGCCAATTAGAATTAGCATCTGCAACTTTTGTATTACCATTAGAAAATGTTCCACTTCTTGGTGCGATACCTAAAAGATGATTAGGGTTCAGAGTACAAAAAACATTGCTTGGACAATCTTCTGTTTTTGTAAGTGTACCACCACCAACTGAAAAATTATTAGAATTAGAAGAACTGTCTGTTACTGAATTACCATCTTTTAAAATAAAATATCCCTTAGTTCCATAAGTAACATTTGGTGCAGTATTTATTTTCCATTCTCCCGTCGTAGCATCGGTGGAACCGAATGCTGATGCGTCATAAGCAGTTCCTTGAGTGTAATGAGCATGAGACATTACACATCCTAAATACATGGCTCCATCACCTCTTTGTCCATAATGTGAAGCATAGCCTGCTCCACCATCAATACCAAGGTCAAGATTTTGAGAAGGATAACTTACTGCAGCAAGGCTAGTTTCCTGTACTCCATTAACATAAACTTTTATTCTGTTACTATCAGTTGCTTGTGTTGTATCAAATGCACAAACTATATGATACCAAGCATTAATATCTCTAAATTTTCTATTACTTTGCCAATTTAAAGTTTGTGACGAATTAGCATATTCTTGAATTTTTAATGTATCATCTGTGTTAAATCTAATATGAAAATAATAATTATTATTTAGTCTATGACAAAAAATAGCTCCTTCAACACCTAAGTCTGTTTTTTTTATCCATTGTGATAAAGTAAATGTTTTTCTGTTTCCTTGTGGATCTACTTCATTTCTTGTTAAATATGTATTAGCCATTAGTTAAATTGTCCTCCTCCAGACGCCCCGTGAGATATTGTAATTGTAAACTGACGGTCAGCTGTTTGGCCCTGAGCGTCCGTTGCTCGTATAGTAAATGTATACGTAGTAGATGCAGTAGAGCCGGATTCAGTACCAGTAATTGCACCAGTACTTGTATTTAAACTTGCACCACCTGGAAGTGCTCCAGATTGTACTCCAAAAGTTGTAGCATTTGTTGCGGCTACTGTAAAGTTGATAGTTCCCGCAGCGGCCACTGTTCCTAAACTGCCTGCAGCAGTTGTCCATGCAGGTGCATCTGATACAGTTAATAATGCATTAGTTGATCTTACAGCTAAACCATCATTGTTCTCTGCTCTTAAATAATAAGTACCATCTACTGATAAAGTAAATGTTGCAACAATAGTTGTTGCATTTGTAAATGCAACACTGTCTGCAGTAGTAATTGCACCTGTTGAAGAATTGATTGCATCAACTGTAGGTATTGATTGAAAGTTAGTTCCTGTAATAGTTACAGCTGTTTGTGTGTTTTCAATAACAGTTGGACTAATAGAACCTATAGTTGGAAAAGTTACACTTGATCCAAAAGACAAAGTACCTGATCCATTAGTTTTTAATACCTGATCTGCCGTCCCATCGGCTGTAGGTAATTTTAAAAAGAAACCTGTATTAACTGTAGGTGAAGTTGAGAAAGTATGGTTACCCATCTGACCATGATTACTACATTGGTAGTATAAAATATTTGGTGTATCGCTATCTACTGCAATCATTGTGTAAGCACCGGCTTGACCTGGTGTACCATTAGTTGTTACACCTGTTGTAAATTGTGTACTCTTACTTGCGTTGTTGTAAAATAATAAAGGGTGCCCTGAGTTAGATGCATCTGATTGATCAAACTTATAGTGATAAGGTTTAGATGTATCATTACCTTTAATTTCAATAATAGGTGCTTCAATACCATTAATATAATAACCTTGAGAGCTACCCACACCATTATAAGGGTGATCTGCAGTTTTAGCTGCTACTGTTACAGCGTAAGTTATTGGAGTAGATGAAGATGCATAAGGACTAAGAAATCCTCCACCACCAGAATCTTTACTGATAATTAGATTACCGTTTTGGTCTTGTATCGTATCTACTTTTAATATACTACTCATAATTATCTAGCCGTTGCCGGTACTCCATCATTTCCTACGTTAGCTACTAATGGATTTTCTGCAAACGCCATATAAATGTAATTTGACCCACTATTATTTACAGAACCACTTGTTGTTCTGACTTTCCAACCATTAGATAAAAAATCTCCTCTTGTACTTGTGCCTTCTGCGTTAGCAAGATTAGGATTTAATTGTGCATCAATTTCATTATAAGGATCTCTTTTATTGTCAAAAATACTCCAATTATTTGTGCCATCATTTGCTCTTTTGTAAATAACCATAGCAGGTTTGAAACCCATATAAATAAATGGTCCATCAGCATTTCCATTACCATCATAAAGTCCAAACTTACTGTAACCTTTTTTTTCTGCAAAACAGTAGGCTACTAAATTACTACCACTTTTATTTACACCATTTTCTGTATTTACTGTAAAGACACTATTAGTTGGAGATGTGTTATTCCATCTTGTAGCACTTGTACTTGCTGCAGCTGTTGTATGTAATTGCATATATTTAGTGTTACCTAAACTTTCATGGTAAACTTCCCAGCCATTTGTTGTGCTTCTATTTTTTATTATAATTACTTTAGGTGCAACACCTAACCCATGACCAACTGTAGCTAAACTTCCTGTACCAGTGAATGAAGATATTGAAAAACCTGCTGTTGTGTTTGCAGAAGTATATGTTGTATTTATAGAACCATCTGTATTTGATGAACCTTGACCACCACCTGCTTTCCAATTCCATGATGCATAAGTAGAGGTATTATTATTTATATCTGTGTTATTACCTACAGTAAAACCATCTGTATCAAAAGCAGTTAAACCATTAGCTTGTGTTTGTTCTTCAGTACTTGCATTACTATAAATAGTTTTTGTTACACCTCTAACTGCATCTGTTAACCAATTCCAATAAGTATAACTTCTTGCTTTTGTCCAAGTTAAATCTGGCTGAAAACCTACACCTGTAATGGATTGTGTTCCACCATTACCAGTATAAAGTTTAGTATTAAAGTTTAAGCTAGGTTTATTAATAGTTGCGTAGGCCATAATTTTTATCCATAAGTGTTAATATTTTTTGTATTTAATCCGTAGTATCCTGATGGTACATCATATTCAAATAAACTTCCATTACCATTTGAACCTGCAGAAGTTATAGCTGTAGTACCAAAATACCCACTGCCAAAGTTTGCTTGAACTTCTCCAGCATTATATTGTTCTATCCATGGAGTGATGGAAGTACCTGCTGTCCAAGCTGCATGTGCTTGAGCACCAGAAGCAGGATTTGCTGATTCAAACCATGAACCATTTTTACCCCACCAAAGTTTTCCTGCATCAACATCTACTGCAATCATGATTATATCACCATTACCATAACCTGAAACCCAACTTGTAGATTGAGTGCCTAAAACCCATCTAGTTCCATTAGATTCAAGAGATACTGTATATGAAAAATTATGTTGTGGATTACCTGTAGCAGCCATGTGTGTAGAAATACTATCTGTAAACATAATACCTAAATCTGGCCAATCTGTAGCACTACCTTGAACACTTTTCATTTCCCAATACCATTTTCCTGCTGCTGGACAAAGAGTTCCTGTTGTAAATTGATTTGTATTTGATCCCGGGTCAAAATTAGTATTACCATCTTTAAGAGTCCAATCAACAGTACCTATTATTTTAGAAGCTAAAGGATTCCATGTAGCATAAACATTTGATGGTGTATCAAGTGCTTGTCTTCCATTACCATTAACTGTGAATGTGTTTGAGTTACCAGAACTATCTAAACCTAAATTACCAGAGTTTTCAAATTTTAAATGAAAACCATTATTACCCCAAGTAACACCAGATGGTGATTTAAATTTCCAAATACCTGATGTAGAATCTGTTTCACCAAATACAGTTGGTGCTAATTGTTGTCCATCTACAAATGCAGCATGGCTCATGTAACCATAAAAATAATTAACTATTGATGACACATATCTTGCACCTATTAGTGAAGTTGTACCTTTATTCCAATATACGTCAGTATTTTGAGATGGATATGAAGCAGTATCAAATTCTGTAATTTGTTCTCCATTGACATAAATTTTAAATCTATTTGAAGCAGTTCCTTGTGTTGTATCCCAAGCAACAACTACGTGATAGTAAGCAGAGGGATCTCTAAATTTTGCAGTAGTTTGTAAATACACACTTTGAGAACCGCTGGTTGCTCCATATATTTGTAATCTATCACTTAAATATAAATAAATTTTATTATTATTATCTGTATATCCAGTAAAAATTGAATTTGTTTCACCTGCAACCATTCCTTTAATCCAAGCAGAAAATGTACCTATCTTATCGCTAGTTGACGATGATTGTGTTCTATTTAAATAACTTGTTGAATTTGTTGTCATAATATTATCCTAGTTGAAACTCATAGAGTTGTTTGCTCCTACTGTTATTTGTATAGTAAACGTTCGATCAGCAGTTTGAGCTTCAGCGTCTGTTGCTCGAACTGTAAAACTAAACAATGTGTCTGAAGTAATTCCACTTGATACAGTTCCTGTTATTGTAGCAGAACCCGATCCAGTATTCAATGATAGACCTGTAGGTAAAGAACCTGACTGCACTGCAAAAGATGTTGCGTTAGTTGCTGTAATTGTAATTGTTGAAATAGTTACTCCAGCGTTAAATGAACCTAATGATCCTGCTGCAGTTTGCCATGCAGGTGCGTCTGATACTGTTAATAAAGCTCCGGTTTGAACTGCGTTACCATCTGGATTCTCTACATATAGTTTGTAACTTGCATCAACTGAAATAGTAAATTTAGCTGTAATACTTGTTGAAGATGTAAATGCTACTTCATCCGCTGTAAATTGTGCACCAGTAGTTGAGTTGATTGCTGTAACTAAAGGTGTAGATACAAAATTAGTTCCTGTAATAACAACTGATGTTTGTGTATTTTCAATCGCTGAAGGACTGATACCTGATACTGTTGGTCTTGTCTCAGTTGTTAAAGTAATAGATCCACCTAATGCTACCGAAGTACCATTGATTGTAATTTGTCCTGAACCTTGTAATGCTGCGTTTGCAACAGTTTGAGAACCTGTAAAAGTATCTCCACTATCTCCTAGTGTAACAGTTGTCCCAGATCTTGGACTAATTTTATTTACTTTTACTTCACTCATAATTATCTCGCCGTTGCCGGGTTATCTCCTACTAAAGGTTCTTCTGCAAATGCTATATAGATATAATCAGTAGCAGCATTATTGAAATCAGCATGACTTGTTGTTAATTTAAATCCATTACTCAACAAATTTAATCTTACATTTGAAACTTCTGTAGAAGTAGTATTTGGATAAAGATAATCATTTAACTCATTATAACCTTCTCTTTTATTGTCAAATATATACCAATCACCAACAGCACTAGATTTTTTTAACATAATAAATGCAGGTTTAAATCCTAAATAAATAAATGGTCCATCAGCATCTCCATTTCCTGTGTACTTTCCAACTTTTGAGTAACCTGTTTTTTCTGCAAAGGAGTAGGCTATATATTGTTGGTTATCATCATTTACAGTAGCAGAGTTTCCTAAAGTGAACACAGAAGAAGTTGGATTTGTAGTGTTAAATCCTGCGTTAAAATTAGTTCCAGCAGCAGATGAATTTAAAGAAAGAACTTTTTCTGGGTCATTTAATGCCCCCACATGAATTATCCAATCTCCTGAATCTCCCATATTTTTTATAATTATCATTTTTGGCGTAGCACCAAGATGATGTGGAATTGTATGACCTGATGTTGAATTACCAGCATAATTAATTATTGATATACCAGCTGTAGTATTTACACGACCAGAATATGATCTTGCTGAACCTGAGCCTGTTGTTGTTCCTGAAACTCCTGTTTCAGACTTCCAGTTCCATGATGCGTAAGTATCTCCACTTGTGTTTAAGTATTCGTACTTTTCACTATTCGAACCATTTGTTGCTACAGTAAAACCACCATTTACAAAACCAGAAACATATCCATTATTTCCATGGGTTTCTTGTGCATCTGGACCATTTGAACTAAGAAGTTTTGGAGAAGATACGCCTCTAACAGCATCAAATAAAGCATGAGATTCAATATCATTTGTTCTTTTTTTAATCCATGTCCAATCTGGTTGAAAACTTATTCCTGTTTTATTTCCTGCTGAACCATTACCAGTATAAAGTAGAGTATTAAAATAATCTGTAGGTTTTTTAATTGTAGTGTAAGCCATTATAAGTTTAATCCTTTTGTTGATAGAGCAGTATACCCTGCTGGAACGTCATATTCAAATATTCCGTTACCACTAGCATTTGCTCCTGCTGAAGTTACTGCTGTTGTTCCGAAGTAGCCATTACCGAAGTTTGCTTGATAAGTGTTTGCTGAACTACCTGCATTGTCAGCATCATTAACACCAAAGTAATAAAAACCTGTTGATGGAGTTCCTAAAGAAAATGCAGCATTTGTTCCAGATGAACCAGAAGCAGGATTACCAGAATTTATCCAACTACCATTTCTTGAAAAATAAATATAATTGTTATCTAAATCTACTGCTATTCCTATTATATCTCCATTATTCCAAGCTACACCTGAATAAGCAGATGTTGTATTATTATTTCTTTTTTGACCATTATTAGCCATAAAAACATATTCATCTGCTGCATTACCAAAACCACTATTTGATGCTTGACTTCCAGAAATACCAAATCTTGCAAGTCCATTATAAATTTGTACAGCTTTTATTTCACAATAATATTTTCCACTACTCATACCTAATGTACTCAAATTAGTTGCATAGGCAGAAGCATTAGTAACAACAGTATTATTACCATTAGAAAATGCTGCATTAGCATAAAAATTATCTAAAGAATTAAATGTATTAAAAACATTTGAAGGTGTGTCTTTAGCCTGAGTGATTGTACCATTTGTTGTAAAATTATTAGACTGACCAGATGAATCTAGGCCCATGTTTCCGGAGTTATCCATTTTTAAAAAGAAACCATTTGTACCATATGTAACTGAAGGTGAAGGCTTTGGAATCCATACACCGTTTGAATCAGACTCTCCAAAAGTTGAAGCTGGATAAGCTGTTCCATCTGCAAGGTGGACATGGGTCATATAACCATCTAAATAGTGTGGACCTGAAGGTCTGGTTCTACCTATTTGAACAGTATGACCTACAAGATTCATAAATGCATTTACATTTTGAGAAGGATATGTTGATGTATCTAATGCAGTTTGTTGAACACCATTAATATATATTTTCACTCTATCTGCTGTTGTTGATTGTGCAGAATCATAAGCAACAACAAGATGATAAAATCCATTAACATCTTCTTGAACGTTACTTAGTATAAGACTCATAGTAGTAGAGCCACTATCTACATTATCTATTTGTAATTTATCACTACTTCTAAATCTAATTCTAAAATAATTATTATCATTTTCATATTGATTAAATATTCCTGCATCAACACCAGTACTACATTTTTTAAACCAACAACTAAAAGTAAAAAGTTTTCTATTTCCTGCTGATGATGGTGTTCTTGATAAATATGCTGTAGCCATTAGTTAAATTGTCCTGAATTAGTAATACCAACTTCTGATGTTAGAGTAAAGGCTTGATCCGCCGTTTGCCCTTCTGCATCAGTTGCTCGAACAGTAAAACTGTATGCAGTCTCACTTGTTATAGTTGGCATTGTTCCTGATAGTACTGCTCTGTAAGTAGTACCACTAGGGTTAGTTGTAGATCCAATCGTTACACCTCCTGGTAATGCTCCTGAAACAACTGTCGTTGCAATAGTTGTAGCACTATCTGATGTAACATCTAAATTATAAGATACAGAAGCTCCTGATTCTGTATTTGCTAAACTTGTTGTAGTCCATACTGGACCATCTGAAATAACTAAATCTGTACCACTTCTAACTGCATTACCGTCTGGATTTGTTAATAAAATTCTAACGTTTTGTCCGTTTGTTAAACCTGTTGTACCTGTTGTAAAAGAAACTGATGTAGCACTTGTAAATGTAACTGACGTTGCAGTTTGAACTGCGCCATTAGTTCTTTGTAATTCTACTTTTGGTATAGATGCAAAATTAGTTCCTGTTAAAGTAACTGTTCCTCCAACGTCTGCATCAATTACAGAAGGTGAAATATTTGTAATTGTTGGTTGTGTTTCAGTTGGTATTGTAGCTGATCCACCTAGAGCAACAGCAACACCATTAATTGTAACTTGACCATTTGCTAAAGCAGAGTTTGGTATAACACCGTTTTGTAATGTTAAACTATCACCAGCTTCACCAACTTGTAAATTAGTTCCTGACTGTGGTATTATTTTATCTACTTCTATTGTACTCATTATAATATAATTAAATTACCTGTTACTGTTACAGTTCCTGAAACTTGAACTGGTCCGGCTAATACTCCTGAATCCATTGTTTGAACATCAGAAATATTTGAAGCATGAGTTGTTACATAAGATGTAGCTGTCATACTTGCAGACGGCGCACGTTTTGCAGGATATGTACAAAATACAGTTTTAGTTCCTGCAGAAAAATCTACTTTGTTATCGGAGTTTGACGAAGAAATAACAGTGTCTCTTGATAAAGTATCAGGTGATGCATCTGTTACAGTTCCAGTACCAACTTCAAACTCTGCAGTTCCATCTAGTGATATTGCATAGAAGGTACTATTAGTAGTTCCAATACCAGATACAAAAGTTTCAAAACCAACTTCTGCTCCGGCTAAACTGAACGTACCAGTCCCTGTCGTAGTAGATGTTTCTTTAACTCTATCGTTGAGTACAAATGCCATTACTATTTCCTTTTAATTATTACGCGTCGCCAAGTCTAATGATAGCATTAGAAGAATCAGCAGTTGGAAACTGAACAACGAAATCACCGTTGGTTGCAGTTTTTGTTCCGCCGAAATCTAAAACTAATACAGCTTCATTACTTGTACCTTTATAAATCAGTGCTCCTGTTGCTGATAACGTTACAGAACTAAAAGTAGAATCTGCAAAGTCAACGAATGCAATGTTACTTGATACTGCTACACCATTATTAGTTAAAGTATTTCCACCTGCAGTATAGTTTGTTCCAGATGAAGAAACCTCATTGGAAGTTGTATAAGCAGTTGTTGAAGTACTAAAACCAGTAATATTACTGTAGAGTGCAAGTTTAAAAGTTGATCCACCAGATGAATCAAAATCAAACACGCCACCAAGTAGGTCTGTTTTAAAAGAGTCAGGTACTATATTTGCCATTTTTTATCTCCTTAGATTATGATGGTGATTCAGATTTTAAAGGAGTACGAATGGTTCCATCTTCCCATTCATCCCGGCGTCTTCGACCTTGTTGTTCGATCGCATACGATTGTAAAGCTCTATTATAAGATCCTTCGTAGTATTGTAACATATCTGCAGGACCTTTCAAGTATCCATATGCTTCTACCAGACAAGCGTACAAAAGTAAATCCTGATATTTATTACTTGTGTAAGTTCCTTGTGTACTTCCTGGTGAAGCTGTTATTGAATCTGGTTGTTTTGTGTAAGCTAAAGTTATTAAATTAGTTGCATTTGGTGTAGGTGCTACTACCCAAAAATTAGCATCCCAATTACCATAATATTTAGGTATTCCAGAAGCTGTATTTGGAGTATTATAATATTCAGCCATAAAACTTGTATCTCTTTTTTCTAAAAAAGTTTGTTTATTATTAGAATCTGTTAATTGAACATATCTAATAAATCTTAAATCAGATGGTATAGTAACATATCTGCTTCCAGATGCTAAATTTGATGTAGCATAAAATCTATTGTCATCAGAATCTGCATCTCTGTAAATTCTGTTTTCAGCATTTTTTATAATTGTTGTTAAAATAGTATTTGATAATACAGAGTCATCTACTTCTGTATAGTTTCTAATATCATCTTGTAAATTTACTAAAGTGTAAGCCATTATGGTGTTAGAGTAACTGGTCCTGCAGTTACAAACATTCCTCCTGATTTTTCTGTTACAGTTGCATTACTTCCGCAGTTAAAACTGTAACTATTTGTATCAATAACTGTTATACTAAATCCTGAGCCATTTTCAAATAAAGAATACACCAGGCCTCCTGGGCTTTCATTTACATTTCTAAATACAACAGTATCATTTGTTGTTCTTCTATGTGCAGGTTCTGTTACAGTTACTGTAGAAGAACCAGAACTTAAACTTAAAGGATTTCCTGGTAATAAATTTTCTGTAGCAGGTTCAACTCTTGCAGGTCTTGCATTTGCTAAACCCTGTGGATCACCTGTAAATCTTGAAGGTTGGATCTGTGGTTGTTTACCTTCAAATTCTGAATTGTGTACAAAACTTCCATCCCATTCAGTTACCATTTCATTATAAGGAAATGCCATACCTGATCTATCGGATATTGCTTGTGCATATTTTCCTCTAGATAATTTTGCCATTAGATACTCGGATAATAAGTTTTAGGTGTTATGAAAGAACTAACAGAAGAGCCATCTTCTTGTAAAGCTCTTTGTAATTCATCTTCATATAACATTTTTAATGATTGAATTTTTTCTGGTGAATATTTAACTGCTAAATAATATGCAAGTCCAGCTACCATACAAGGTACAAATCTATAAGGTACATCTGCATCATTAGTATAGTCTCCGGCATCTTGGATTCTTTTTACATAGTAGTAATTAAAAAATTTACCTGCTTGATCACTTCCTGGTGTTAAATATAAAGTAACTGTAATTTTATCAATAAATCTTTGTACAAAATATTGTGTGGGTTGACCTGTTGAAGTTTTATTTGATAACGCTTGATAAGTTGATCTATTTATTTTTGTAAGAGGTGTATCAATATTATCTGCATTTCTAAAACTTGCTTCTAAAATATCATCTACACCATAAACTGCTGTTGCACTAGATGTACCATCTCCTGTAGATCTAAACATAGTATAAACAGATTGATTATTAACTAATGTAATTGAATTGTTTGCAACTTCCCAATAATGCAAACCTCTATTAGACCATTCTTGAAACATTATGTTTAAAGAACGTCTTGCACTTTTTAATTGATAACCTGAAACGCCAGATATTCCAATTCTTTCATAAGACTCTTCTACAATGTCTGCAATAGAAAAACCTTTTTCAAAAATTGTAGTTCCAGAGGTAGTGTTAGCCATTTAGCCTCCTAGCCAGTATATCCGATAGTAACAGATCCTGATCCAGTTACATCTGCATAGATAGTATTTTGAAATCTAATTCCGTTTCCAGGTATATACATATCTAATCCTTCGCTTCCAAAAGTAGATTCAAATACAATAGCTCCAGATGCTGTTGCTGCATCATAAAGTTTTATATTTGTAATACCTGTAGCTTGAATGTACGTAACTCTAGCAGGACCAATATTAGTAGATCCTCCCGAAGCAGTTTTTACCTGTCCGTCAGCTGTAAGTGTTGTAAATTTTTGGTCTGATGACATATTGTTTTCTCCTTAAAATTTTATGTGGACCCGAAGGTCCACACTAATTATTTATTATGATGACGCGATATTTCCAAGCGTGTCACATCTTTTCCAG